CATAACGAATGCTGAAGTGATCCAAGACTTCCCTACCCCACGGAAAGCAAGCGTTACAGATCGCCTTGGACCCCCTTGGAGCCATGATGCCATCTCATATTGCACCTTGGTTGGTGCAGGGAGCCCAAGTTCAGCCCAGACAAGGTGGAGTCCATTGCGGAAGTCCTTGAGCCGGGGATCTATCTCCATACTTAGGTGCCGGTACGCAGATCTTCCTGATTATCAAAGGGAAGCTGCTGGGCAAGACGGAGAATTGGGGTACCCGCGAGAGCCACTTGATCCACCTGGTTGTCCTTGAGCATCTGACGGGCAACATTGAGGTCAGCGGGTGTCGCTTCCCCTGAGGCAACCCGGCGCAGCAGCTCATTGCAGAGACTTGCATGGAGGCTCTTGAGGGTTTCCTTGGTGGGATCAGCCATTGAGGAGTACTGCTCGGAGGTAAGTGTTTGAAGCACCAGCACCAGTAGCGAGTGGTGTGGTTGCCATGATTCGCATACGCGGCATCGTCTGGACTACTTGGGCATAGTTACTCTGTCCATTGGCAGTACCTACTGCAATACCACCCTGGGATGTCTTCAGAGATCCAACAGGGACACTCAGGAGCGTGAACCACTCCACATCGTTGACGCTGCCTTGGAGTTCAATCGATGCTGAAGCAAGAGCGACGGTACCACCCGTCGCATTTGTAACAAGACTGAGTAGCAACAGACCAACCGTGGATGAGATTGGGTTGTATTGGATTGTTGATCCGTTGATACCTATAGCGATCAAGGAGCCGCCGGAGGGAAGAAGAAGTTTGGTTTGCATATTTATTTACTCGCTAGGGTGTACTGAAAGAGGGCTGAAACGATTGCAGCAATGACTCCTGCTGCACCAATGATGTAAGAGCGTGACTGCTCTAGATGACGAACGCGATGATCTAACTCCTTGATTTCCCCTTGGGCAGCCTGACGCTGCTGTAGAAGCAGGTCGAGCTTTCCCTCAAGGCGGCCAATAGCAAGCATGACTTCGTGGTCGAGTTGGGTATTCATGGGATGCCTTAGGAGACTCGGAACACGGAGAACCATCCGTTCCGACCGGCACCTGGTGAATACACCGTAACGGTCTTTGGGCCAGTGTGTAGCGTTGGCGTTAGCCCTGCATAAGAGGAGCCTATGGTTGTTCCCGAAGCAGTAATACTTGTTGGCGCAGTAGACAAGGTGACACCAACAGCAGATTCAAAGACATCAGCGTGACTCGAAACTAATTGACCGAAATAGCAGGACTGCCCAGCCGCAATTACGAGATCCACTTGGCGGAGGCCACCACTTGTAGAACCCGTTGACACACGCCACTTGTTGTACATACCGGCAGTCATAGTGCTGAGTGCGACACTTGTGATACTACCTCTGGCGACTGTGTCTTGCTGTTGACCTGGATTGGTATCGATAGCGTTCCAACGGCCAAAGAGCTGCTGCTCCGCCAAGTAATGATTGATTGTCCATTGCGGTGGAACAACTGGTTCCGCCCAGGATGTGTTCCCCGAGGCATCCGTTGTGAGGAACTTACCTGCCACTGGAGTACCCGAAGTAATCTTCAGTGGTCCATGAACTGTGATCTGCGATGTACTCCCACTAGCCGAACCCAAGGTCACCGGGGCAACCGTGGACATCGTTGCGTTCACCGTAAGAGCATCACCCGCTGCATCACCAACCACTACATTCCCTTGGAATGTGTTGGCACCCGTGAAGATGTTGGTGCCCGTAGCGGATACCGTGGGGATCGCTGTGTTCTTGAGTTGACCCCCATCGAAACCAAGTCCGGCACCTAAGGAGATCTCAGTGACATTAGCAGCGGTAGTACCGGCAGCGGCGTTACCGAGTAGCCGGGATCCCGTGGATACCTGCTGCATCTTTCCATAGGTGACCTTGTTGGCACCAATGGTTGGGGATGGGTAGGAGCTGGTGAGATCACCTCCGGCAACTCCTAGCGGAGAAGCCCCTAGAACCTTCAGGGGTGAATCACCAGTACCGAGTCCACTTAGGCAGGACACAGGTATCGTGTCGATCAGCGTTGTTGTGATAGTGACAGAACTGAGTTTGGTGGCAGCGGTAGCAGTAGCAGCGTCAGCCGCGTTCTTTGCATTGGTTGCCAGTTGGGAAGCAGCGGTGACCTGTGATGTCAGGGTTGCAAGGGCACCTGTAGTGGCTGCACCAATGAGATCAGCAGTGATGACTACGGCACCTGTTTGTGTCGCTATTGCCCCTGCTCCAATTTGGGTTCCTACCGTTGTGATGATCGGTACCGTCCAAACCCCTTGGTTACTCCCATTGCAAGTCAACACCTTGCCGTTGCCCGCACCATTTGCGATGACCAGTGTTCCACCTACGGTGATTACATCCGCTGGATCATTACCAAGGTTTACATTGGCTTGGAATATCTGATTGGCACTAAAGGTCTTTGTACCACTGATTACCTGTGCGGTTGCTAGTGAGACACCACCCAGGTTTGCTGTGGGACTTGCTTCTCCGTACAGACTAATACTCACGGAACCGTTAGTACCGTTGACCGTAGTCACGGGAGCGTTAAGTGGGTATTCCCAAGCGACCGTGCCAAGAGAATCCTTACAAGTCATTACCTTATCGAGAAGAGGTGTGCCACCCCCAGTGAACTTCAGGGTGCCAGTAAGGTTGATACCGTCATTCGTGTTGTCTCCGAAGGTAACCCCTGCATTAGAGTGGAAACCTCCGTTAGCCGTAACTAGGCCGGAGAACTGTGCATCTCCATCAGCCTCAATGAATGATGTAGTGCCACCCGTTGGAGATACACCCTCAAAGACATGGTCATCGTTGAGTGGTCTCTGAGCCCTCAGGAGTCCGTTTGGATTAATGAATACACCCGAGGTTCCGCTGACACCATAATTAGTATTGGAAGTAGTTACTGATTGTGTTGTAGTAAACTTCTTTGATGCAGTGATGTCCTGTGCAGTGTTTGTATCAACTGCATTCGTTACCTGTGCTGCGGTGTAATCAGCAGCCTCGGGCGTGACGGGGCCAGTGCGACCTTTGAAGCTAGTGACACCAGATGTGCCTGTAATTCCTGCTGACAGAACACCCGTAGTTGCGTTGATGCTGAGGTTATCCCCAATCCGGATGCCACCAAGAGCACCAGTAGGACCCACTCCAGCAATAGGCAGCGTTGCGTTCTGGCTGACGCTAACAATCCCTGCTCCATCTATTGTGAGACCACCACCGACCCGCATGATCCCCTTGACCCCACTAGAAGCAACCGGAAGTGTCTGTAGTGTTAAAGCATCCAGGTCCAATGCGGTAAGAGTAATCGGCCCTGTAGCACCGTTAAACGAGGTAACTCCCGCGGGTTCAGGGGTCTGCCAAATGACCTTGTTACCTGCCGATGATGTCAATACTTGACCATTTTCGCCGTCAGGTATCTGGAGTTCGCCCCCAATGTAGATGATGTCATTTGATGCGGTACCAAGTGTCACATTGTTGCTAAAGGTCTTAGCACCCGTGATCTCTTGTGAATAAGCAACGCTGACTGCTCCTACATCAGCAGCATCGAGGATTACCGTAGGCCCTGCTTTGCTGTTGACCGATGTCACACCAGTAGCAGCCGGTTGAACCCATGCTGCTGATCCATCGACATCGAGACAGGTCAGAACAAAACCGGCTGTCTGATTACCAATGGCTAGGTTTAGGTCACTCTCAACAGTCAGGGTATCTGCGGCTGCATTGTTACCAAGCCCTACGCTCCCTGTGAAGTTCACGGGTCCCGCTACAGTCTGTGTTGCTCCCGTAGCACCCACGGCGATAGCACCAATGGATGCCGGTGTGATGACTACTGTGCCCGTTGATGACGCAGCAGCCTCGGATCCAAGCTTGATGCCATTGACAATGGATGACCACGCCACCGATCCATCATTCGTTGATGAAACAAGTGCTTTACCACTGACAGCAGATCCGGTGACCTTCAGTGGAGCGTTGATCTCCACAGCACCCGTAAATGTCTTCTGCCCATCAATGG